TGTGCTTGGACAGGTCATGATCAATATACAACGGAATCTCATTGTCGCGCAATAACTTGCAAAAGTATATGTCTTCGCCCATGTAGCCTTTAGCCGCCACATCCCATGGCGTAGCAAACCAAGGCATCTCGATAGCGCGAAACACGTTCGTGTCAATCATCATAACACCCGTTCCAACCGCGTCAACTTGCTCGACGCCCGTGTCGTGCTCACCTGTATATACAGGCACCTTGCGCTGTGTTTCTGGATCATAGTTCGCAGCCGTTGGCCCCACTGGCATTCGCCTGCGCGGGCAGTTGGCGGCAACCACTAACAAGTCACGGTCAAGCAATTGCTTGATGGTGTCTTGCGGGAAGCGCATATCGCTATCAATAAACAGCACCACGTCAGCGTTATTTTCCATGGCGGTCATCACCAATTCTGAACGCTGGCTTACAAGCAATGTTCCCTTGCTGATGTTCACATTAACCACGTCATGCGGATGATGCGCAACGTGGAAAGACACTGCATTGACAAGATCAAATGCAAAATCTGAATGCACTTCGTCCCTCGCAGGGACGCATACGCTAATCAATCGTTTGGTTTCCATCACACCCTTCCTGGTCGAGTCCTGAAAAATCGGTTATCGGGATCATTGAGCCACTTCTTAAAATCTTTTTCTGTGCGCGTGATGCCCTTGCTCACCAAGTCCATGTAGATGTTCATGGGGATGGATGCAACTCGTAAACCAAGACCTTCACCGTCCCACCTGGCGCGTTCGTCGATGGCGGCGAACTCTGCTTTGTTGGTTTCAACAATGGGCGTTGCATCTTGAATCGTTTCAATCACCGCTGTGTCTGTGGCCTCGTCGTAATGCCAAATGCGCGTTAGGCCAAGAAGTGGATCATGCTCGAAAAGTTTTGATTCCATGTAAAAACGGGAGCGTTTCCGCCCCCGTTCCTTGTTGCTAGTTAGGTCGAAAGATCAGCCGCCAAACCGTGTGCCTTCTCGTTGTAAATGGCAAGGCCATATTCAGCGAGGAGCAAGCGCTTTTCAGCATCACCCGTTGTCGCAAGCTCGACTTGCTGGAACGGACGAAGGAAATGCACGCCAGCGTAATCAGGTGACAAAACAAACGCGTCACGATCACGTTGGAAACGGTTAGGAACAATGTTGACTTGTCCAAAGTCACCAACATACACATCAGCCGCGCCAATGATCTGCGCTTGCTTGCCAGCAGGCACATCACGAAAGCGCGTTGCGATGCCGTTGAAGCCAGAAACAACTTGCTTGTTCTTGGCACCAACCATCACAATCGAAGGATCGCCGCCCTGCTCCCACACTTTCTGAAGCACACTCTTGAGAATGGTTTCAGTAAATGCGCGAGTCACGCCATCGCTGCGATCATCGTTAGGCAGCGTGGAGTAAGAAGGATCAGCACCGTTAGTGCCCTTGTCGGTGTTGGTCTTGATGAACGCGAGCAACGATCCGGTCTTTTGAGCCGTTGTTGAGTCACCAGCGGTTGCAGCCTGGTTCGCCAGCATGATGGTTTCCATGTCGCGCTTCAGTTCAGCCGCACGCTTTGCCAACTGATAGGCCAATTCCGACTTGCGGCCTGCTTTGTTGACAGCCTCAACCGTACCGGAGATCACAACCGTTTTGCGGCTGATTTGGGTGTAATTGGTTAGCTGAACGGTTGCCGTTACAGCATCATACGAAGTGATGTCATCACCTTGCAGTTGCGCGTTTGCGGTGGTGTTGTCCGCCAACGAATCGGTCTGCCACTGGAACAGCGTGTTGCTTGCTGTGCCACGTCCAATGTTGTTCATGAACGGTGTGGTTTCCGGGCTGATGTTGTAAATCTGATTGCTCAAATCCTCACGGATACCCTTTGCAGAGTAAGTGAGGAAGGTGTTTGATGCGATAGTCATTTGGGTTTCCTTTAGATGAGATGTTCAAACAATTTGGCAGCGTCACGAACGTTGCCGGTTTTTGCAAGGCGCTGTTTGGCGCGGACTAACTCACTCGTGGAAACTTTGGCGGCTTTTGGATTACCAGGCGTAATGGTTTTGGCTTGCTGTACAACGGGCGGTTTAGGCTTAATCGTTGCCTGTTTTGCCGCGATTTTGTCGTATAGCATTGCCTTACGAAGTAATTTGACAACGCGGTGATCAGCCACGCCTTTCAAATCGTCTTCCTGAAAACCTTCCTTCAATCCAAATTCAATCAACGCGGCCTTTTCAGCCTTTGCCGTGTCAGCGTTTTTCCATTCTGGAATGGCCTCCACAAGAAGTTGCGCCTCTTGCTCAAGCCTGGCTTTCATGGCTCGTTGCGATTCAGCTTGTTGCAACTGGTTCAAGCGCTGGAGTTCGGCTTGTGATGCTGCCAATTTCTCGTTGCGCTGACGTTGCAACTCGGTTTGCCGCACCCATTCAATTGGATCGTCTCTGTATAGACTCTCCATATCAATCGGGTTTTCCTGTTGCTGTTGGAGTTGCGATTGCAACGCCGTAAGCAATTGAGCGTAAGTCTGCCGCTCTTCGCGCACCGCGTTCAGCTCGGCTTCAGCGGCCTTGCGCTGTTCAGCCAATGCTTGCGTTTTGCGCGTGTAATCAGCCGTTCGCTGGTAACCGTTGATCAACTCATTAAGTTCAACCTCTTGTTCCTTGCCATCAATCTTGACGGTGAACTTTGGTGGCTCGCTGGATTGCTCTGGTTCTTGAGCGTCTTCGTCTGATTCGCTCGATGCTTCAACGTCTTCGGACCCTTCGCCTTGCTCTTCCGCGCCTGTCTCTGCATCGCCAACATCATCGGATTCGGCTTGCGCCTCGTCCGTTTGCGCCTGGGCTTCTGTTTGTTCTCCGGGTTCGGCAAACATATCCTCAAAGGCTTTGGCGGCTTGCGCCACCGTCATGCCCGCTGTGCTATCGCTTTCAACGGTTGCTACATTGTCACTCATTTATTGCGCTCCATCAAGATTTGGTCAGTTTCCGTTGGCGATCAGCCGCCATACGGGTCAACGTACCGTCAGTTATCACGCTTCCAAAATAGGTTTGAAGGCGATCCATGGCTTTGAAGTCATGAAAGATCATTTCGCGGTGCTTGGCATCCTGCGAAGCGGTCCACTCTTCAAACAACGATTCTCTAATTCGTTGCCACGCCTCTTGGTAAAGCGTGGAATTCAAAATGCGTTCGGCTTCCTGTGCTCTTCTTACTTTTTCGTCAGGTGTCATTGCATGGGTTGTGCCGCTGTAACGGCTTGTTGTGCCTGGTTAATCGCCTGCATCTGTAATCGTTCACGGTCCATCGCAACTCTGGCATCAATCTCTGCCTGCGTTGCCGCTAAGTCAACTTGATACTTTAACTCCATTTCCTGACGTTTCAGGATGCCATCTTGCGCAATGCGATCACGCTCACGATCATCTGCGCGGATCATCTTCTCGCGCTCCAATGCAAGTTCGGCGGCTTTCTTTTGAATATCAGCCTGAATGCTTTGAATTTGCACTTGCGCCAAAGCTTGTGTTGGGTCCGGTTGTGGCTGCGCCGGTGGCGGTGAAAAGTCCATCGGCAATTGATTGAAGAATTGCGTCGAGTCCTTATAACCGGCCATTTCTACAAGCTTTGATAACGTGTTGGCGTACTGACCAACCGTCACAATGGGATTGTTGGTGCCAAGCGTTTGAAGCAACTGCTCTTGTTTGCCAGCAATGGCTTGCAAGAATTGAATCTTTTCATCAATGCCGCCAGTGCCAAGACCAACGTTGACGCTTACATCCATCGAAGCATCCCAACCACGCGGGTCAATTTGCACCCACTGGTTACGCAGTCTGATCACGCGTGGCTTATCTTGATTGCGCGTAATTAGGCGCAGTAAGCCTTTGAATAATCGCTTCATACCGATTTCGCTAAACACGCGAGCGATCAACTCAATGTGTTGCTGCGCGGCCTGGACCGTGGCCTGTACCGCCAACTTAGTGGTGGATTGCAGCGCATCAGCGTTAAGGCCCATTGAGGCTTTGGACATGCCGGTGCGGGCCTCTTTCACCTGGTCCATGTATTCCATCATCGGGAATGCCTGACCGCCAACAAATGGTGTGGTGAACGGCTGAACCATACCAGGCGCACGCATTCTGATGATGGCGCCGTTTTCGTTATTCAGCACGTCATCAAGGTTCACTTGACCTTCAACCACGCCCGTGCGCGGATGAATGGATTGCGCCAGTGAATCAAGCATATTGCGCAGGATTACTGACTTGATGCGCTGAATGTCCATGGTTACATCTGCCGTGGACATGCCAAAAAGCGTATGCGGCTCAGGATCAGGGCAAAAATAAGCAAAGGGAACATCATCAGCCGGATCGTTGGCAACGATCTTGTAGGACGGACCCATGGTGCAAATCTTGCGCAGTTCCGCCACACCATCACCGTCCATATCCATGCGGATATAGGATTCGGTGTAAAGCACGCGGCGTTGCGCTGGATTGTTGGCTGATTCGCCAAACATCATTTGCGCAGGATTACGCGCAATGCGTTCAATGTTTGTGTCGAGTTCGTCTTCGCCCGTGTTGGACTCGACCAATTCTTGATCGTAACCCATGGCAACAAGTTCGGACACGGTGGCAAGCTTTCTGTGCGCCACAATGTCTGCGTCTTCAAGCGTTCGCGCTCTACGGTCAACGATGAACTCTTCAGGCGCCAGGCTTTCGACGCGGAAACGTTTGGTGATGATCTTGCGGCTAACCGTCACGTCATGAATCATGACTGTTGGCGTTAGTTGCTGGCCGGTCAACGGATCAATCACCGGTGGCGGCGCTGACGGGTCTTCGGTGGACATTAAGTCCACCATCTCAACGCCTTCCTGACCAAGGATCAGTGACAGTTGCGCATCATCAAGACCTGTATAGTTTTCATTTTTAATTTCAATGTGCTCATCAACCCACCATTTGCAAACACCTGTTTTGCGTACCAAGGCATCTTTGAAGATGGAGTGAAACAGCACAAAACCATTGTTGTCTTCGTTCAGGATATAGCGCACATAATCCGTGGCCTGCTCTGCCATCGGCGCATCTTCCATGTTGCGCGGCACATACTGAACAACGTTCTCTGATGAGAAGAAAATGCGCATGAGGCTCGGCAAAATGGCTTGCACTGTGTCGCGCACATCCATCGATACAACCTGGCTGCGCCCCTCTTCTTCATCGCCAAACGGATCGCCAAAATAGTATTCCGTGGCGCGAGCGCGAAGATTGCCAATCTCCAAATCAATGAAATTGGTGGCATCAACAAGTTCAGCCGCAACAATGGCTTGAACTTCAGTCTCGTCCATAGGCTCACCGGACTTGATGCCGGTAGCAAGGTTCATTTCAACGTCCATAGTTCACCATTTGACTTTGTTGGCCCAATAAGCCGCACTCATTTTGCCCTTGGCAATATTCGCAGCATGTCTTGCTTTGAATGCCTCGTTGCGTTTGGTGCCTTCCGGTGAACCTTGAACGCCTTGTTGCCCAAAACGAATCAGTTTGACCTCATCACCTGATTTCGCCAATACAGCGTGGCTTTTCTTAGGATGATTCGGCGTTTTTTTAGGCTTGTTATAACCAGAAAACGTTTCTGACCCGCGCTTAATCATCAATCTTCCTCACGCATAAAATTGACGCGCTGAAACTCAACGGCTTCGCGCTGGCGGCGTGAGTTCGCCATTGATGTAATAGGCCCGCCAACTAACCAGGCGTCGCATGTGCGTGCCGCTGCACACTTAAAGTGGAATAGTTCGCAGTAACCAAGATCGGCGGCATCTTGCACCACCATCTCTAAGTCTTCGTTCTCTTCGCTTTCGCCTTCTTCGCCGTTTTCGTATTCGCCGTTTTCTTCGTCGCTTTCGCCCTCCATGCCGCCTGTGATGCACTCAATCATTTCAGGCGTTTGAATGAAAGCGGCGCAGTTACCGCAACGCATGGACTTGGCTTGCGCTAAGTCCGTGTTCCACGTTTCGGCTTTGGCGTTCCAGAATTCACGGTTAGGCAATTCAGGATTAGCAGGCCCATAACCCACATTGGCAAACGCCCAATTGCGATTCTTTAAGTTCGCAACCGGGTCTTTGGTTTCAATAGGGCATTCCATCACTTTTTCTTCGCTTTACCGGCTTCAGACAACGCAATGGCTATGGCCTGCTTAGGGTTTGTCACTTCCGGCCCTTTCTTGCTACCCGAATGCAACTTGCCCGCCTTGTACTCGCGCATGACTTTGGAGATTTTCTTCTCGGCTTTGGTCTTTTTCATCATGATGGCAGTATGTCCGTGATGGTGACGTGAAAAGTGTGGCTATGACCCGAAATAATGGCAACTTTGTCGCCGGGATTGACCGCCACATACTCAGTTTGATAAGCAGGAATAATAGGATCATCAACCGTTGCAGTTGGGTTTGCGCCTGCTTTGAAATGCAAGTGCCTGCCATCATCGGAGCCATTGGAAACACGCATAAGTGTTACGCCGGTTGCGGCGGCGTGCGATTGCTGGCTTGAGTCTGACGTTGTAAGCATCGTCGTTGTGCCAAAGCGACCAATAACTTCAGGCCACAAATGACCGGCTGAATCGCGTACTTGCTTGCTCATTTCTTAGACCTTGCAGCACGCATATTGTCAACAAGGTTTGGGTATGGCCTTCCAGCGGATTTCGCCATGGCTTTGGCGCTGGCTTTTTCCTTCTTGGACAACGGTTCGCTCTTGCCCAATGACTTTGGACGCGCTTTATCCCACACTGGCCTGGCTTTCATGGCACTACCCCCATTTGGGGGCAGACACTAGCACATTAGCGCATCAATGCGCAAGATTCATGCGCAAAGCGTGGTAATCCTCCAGAAAACCGCTCATGCTGGCGAGTTTGTTGAACGCCATATCTGCTGACAGGCGCGAGTGAAATAAACGCAATGGCGGTCTGCGATCCATCTCGGCCCAATAGGTTTGCAAAATCGTACGCCCCCAATCCTCTGCGGTTACGCGGTTGATGTTGCCGCCAAAGTATTCATAGCGCATGAACATTTCCCAATCGACAATCCCTAGTGTGTGTCGCGGGTTGTCTTTATTGGAGTCTTGGTTCGCGTGCAAACGAAACGCCCCCAGGTGCGCCCCACCGCCTACCGCTGGCCCGTGGCGCGTGGCTTCCAAATACCAGGTCACGTCACCCAAATAATGCCTTGGTGCCAACTCGCCAAGGGGCGAATAGGTCATGGTGAATGCGCACTTGGAACGATCCATCATCACAAACGAAGGCTCGCCAATAAAGTTCTTGTGCATTGCCATCAATCGCAGCACGTTTTCGCGTGATGACTTAATAAGTTCATCCTGACTGATCAAGCCTGGCGCACGAAGGAATCGCCCTTCGTCGTTGATCCAATGGCGCTGGTGCCAAAACATGGTTGCATCGCGGTGATGGTCCGCCAAATCAACCAGATAGGACGTTGATGATGGATAAATCACATCATCGTCATACACAAACCGCACAAGGTCCGATTGGGCTTGCTCCCAAAGGTACGCGTAATGCGCCACTTGATCACCAGGACAAATTAAGTGCGTGTCTATGACTTCAAAGTCATACCATTGCGCTATGTCATTGATCATGTGATGCTCTTCATCATCCGGGCAATGGTTGCCAATGATCACTTGAATTTTCGAATAAGTCTGCGCTTCAATGCTGGCAAGCGTGGTGTACAGGTGCTTGGACTTAAAGGCTGGAACAAGAATGGTTACAGGCCTCATGATTTCCCCCAACGCTTACGCTCAAGCTCGGCAAGTTGTACAAGTTCACGCGTGCGGCGCTCAAGTTCCATCACCATCTCTTCAAGCACTTCCCACTGTAATTTCTCGTACTCGCCTCGTGGGAAGTTCTCAAGCAATCCATTGACCCAGGCTTTTCTCGCCATATCGTTCAGGTTCATCCCTGTCCTTTCAATAGTTCCGCCGCATCTTCATAGCCGTTTTTCTCCAGCAACTCAATGCAATGGTTTAAGCGTGCTTCGCCTGCAACAAACTCGATCTGCGCCGCAAAGATAAAAAGATTCTCTGCGTGCTGATCAAACCCTGTGTTTCTGGCGATACCCATCACATCGCCAATCGTTAAGTCTTTCACTTCAGTACCTCCTTGATGTGATCGGGAAGCTTGGGCAGTGGCGCCCAGGCTAGCGCCCATTCGGACCAGGTGCCAATGACGCATACACCGGCAGGATTAAGCAATAGCATCTTCACGCCCAATGGCGGCGGGTCATCTTCGGGCGTGCGCCAGGTGGCCTGGCCCGCGAGGTAGTCTTTCATGATCTTGCTCGTATGGCGGCGGCAAGCGCATAACCTTCGTCATTCCATGCGCCGCAGTAATCTTCGACAACCTTCGCACAAGCCTCACGCTCGGAAGAGGCAACAAGGGCGGCGAACTTAAATGCGGCTTCAGCACAAAAACCTGTTGGCGAATCGTATTCACTGATCCATCCAGCCTCACGCGCCATGCGGATAATGTCTTCCCTATCCATCACGCAGCCTTTATTCCAAATGGGTTATGCCACAGCATTGGTGCTTTAGGCTTACGCGGCTTAAAAGTCTTGTACTGCTCCTTAACCTCGAAGTAGTTCACCATCACTTTTTTCCAAGGTATTTCAACGTTTTTTATGCCCTTGGATTTAACAATAAGATCATCTCCCGCCAACTCGGTCATGAGTTGGTCAATCCTTTTGGTGGTCATATCAAACTTTGCCGCCAAATGCCAAGCATTCACAGGGTTCTTCAATCCCTTTAAGTAATCAAAAATCATCTTCTTGCTTTCTGATCTAAGCATTTTTCGCTTTGCCATTGCTGCCCCTTTGTTAAACAACTGCTCTCAAGTTTCTTTTAATCGGCTTACCCCACTGCGAGTTGTAAGCCTTACCGTACAACGCTGTTCCTGCATCGCTGGCAAAGGTCAACGCCAAAGCGTCAGCCATGTCAGGCGATCCAATCCCGCGCTTTCGCATCTCGTCTTTGCTCTCCAGCTTCATCTTCCCGTTGCTATTAAACGAATAGCGCGGCGAAACTAACTCCGCCAAAAGCGACTCATCTTTAGGAATCTTGCAATCGCGCTTTTCCAGCCAGGCTTTCATCTTGCCCCATAGCTCGGCACGCAAGTTCACATAAATTGTTCCCATGGCGGGAGACTCAGCCACGTTAATCCCACGCGCAGGCAGATTCAATTCGCGCAATCGGTCCACAACTCCGGCCCCCAAGCCAATCGAATCAACAAGGATTTCAACGGGCCTGTCTTCGGGCTTCATGGCCTCGTATTCAGCGACCACCGCGCCCGTGGTCTGCATCAAATCCAACCCACGCCACTTGCGTATTTCGGTCACCGCATTACCCTTGCGCTTTGCCAACGCTGTGGCATCCGTACCAAATCGCGCCACATCCAACCCCCACACCGTTTGCGTATCCGTCGTTTCAACATCACGGTGAAACGCGCTATCAACCAGTTCAACGCCAATCAAGGTATCGTCATCGGTGCGGGGAAACTCACCCAACACGCGAACACGAAAAGCATTGGACTCTTCGCCATACCTTGACGCCATATCCTTGATGTAGGCATCGCTCACACGCTTGGAGTCATAGCAGGACACGCGGCGTGTCCACCACTCATCCTTCAACCGGTTATGCGTATCAAAGAAAAAACCGCTGGACTTCGTTGGGTTCCCCAACAAAATCGTCACAGCGTTATGCCCTGACATGGACCCCGCCGCCGCCTCAAACACGGACTCAGGAATGCCTGAAGCTTCATCCGCCACAAGCATCACATGGTCCGAATGCACACCCTGCAACGCTTCAGGTTGCTCGGCACGCGATGTACGGGCGGAGATGAACGACTCTTGAGGCGCCGCACGCATCTCGATGCGATCAGTCTTTACCTCCAATCGATCACCCCAAGCATTTGGCAACTCTTTCACCCAACGCTTTAGCTCGGCAAACAATGCGTCGTACAACTGGCTTGAGGTCGGCGCCGTCACCACAATCTTGGCGGGACCGCGCGTAAGCATGTACCAAATCATCGCCCAAGAAGCCACCGTGGACTTACCCACACCGTGGCCGGAGCGCACGCTAATCTTGCGCTCACCGCGGGATATAGCCTCCAAGAACTCAATCTGCCAAGGGTCAGGATCAACCCCTAGCACCTCGCGCACAAACAACGGCGCGTTGGGCCGGTAACGGCGAACCAACTCAAGATAACGCTTAAAGATTTCGTTATTAGGCGTGTTCATAACTTGCCACCGCGCGATGCACCAACGTATGCGTCACCGCCATACCAAACTGACCATTCACCATCTCAGCAATCTTGCGATAGCTCTTGCGCTCCTTAGCCTTGCCCACCATAAACATCAAAATCGGATAGGTCGATTCATCCTGCACAAGCTTGGCGGACTTCCCATCACCATCCTTACGATAACCAAACGGTACATGACCGCCAATCCAACCACCAGCCTGCGCCTTACTCTTTCTCCCGTCAGCCATACGCTCGGCAATCCTGCGCCGCTCAAGCCTAGCCACTGCCGCCATAAGCGTAAAGAAAAACTCAGACCAACTCGACCCATTGTTCACCGGGTCAGTGCCTAACGCCAACACAATCATCTTCACACCCTGCGCCTTCCAAGCCTCGGCCATGGTTAACGCGTCAACCGTGTCACGAAACGCACGATCCAATTGCGTCATCACCACCACATCGCCTGGCTGCAAAACCGCCACTAAACGCGAACCCGCATCACGCTTGGCAAGTTGCACGGACCCGCTCACACCCTCATCCGTAAACACTTCAGCCACATCCTCGCCACGAATCAACGCCAATCCCTGAACCTTTCTGATCTGCTCGGCCAGTGACGTGTTATCCACTTGCTCTTGCGTGCTGACCCTTGCATAACCATAAATCGCCATCTCGTTCCCCTGTGTTTGTTACTTGTTGCAAGCGTAACAGTGTTTTGCTCACTTGTGAAATTTTTTTGGAGGGCCGTTCGTCGGAGCGATGAAAGGTGGGTGGGGGCGGGTTGGCGCGGCCAGGTATGCGATTAGCGCGGCCAGGTATGCGAAGCATAAGTTGGCGCGTGTGGAGCACCGCGGCAAAGCCGCCCCGCCCAAATCGCGCCAGGGGGGTCAAAACGATTATCAAATGCGAATGATTCTTAATTTCAAGTCAATCGAGGGCGCGAATGATTCTCGATTGACCGTCGAAACCCGCTAGATTGTCAGCTTTTGCGCCTTTGGGCGACAATTGTCGCGCTTGGTAAAGCGATTAATACGCGTTCAATCATGCTGCACTGCATCAATTGTCAGCGATTCAGCTTGCTTAATCGCCGTCCATGCTTGCGAGTCTATGTTGATCGCCACGACTGGCGCGCGATTCTCCGCCCATGATCGCGGATCAAGGCGCGCAGCAAACCATTTGCGCGTATCAACGCGCAGTCTAGGATCGTCCTTCGCCTCGTCGGCGATCGTCAGCGCCTCCTCTGCCAGCGCCGAGGCGCGCTCCTCGCGTGCGCGTGCGTACTGAGCGCTGCGCTCCGGAGCGAGGAGCCACCTATTCAAATGCCCTTGCTTTACTCCAATGCTCTCAGCAATGGCTCGCACGCTTTCGCCAGCGCTTATTCGCTCAAGAATCTCCTCCTCGCCTACTTTCTCAATAACCGCAAGCGCTGCGCGCTTTTGTGGTTGCCCCGCCATATAAAACCCTTCAATGGTTGAAATTTTCCGACTAACGGTCAATCGATCAATGCAAGCCCATGCTATTGTTTTGCTTGTCGCAATCAATCAAAACGGAGTAAATATCATGCGCAAGCCAAACGGATTTGTTTTTTATCGCGGATTCTCGCCAATCGATCAAGCGCCCATTGTCGGGATCGCGGTTTTTGAGTCTAGCAATGTCAAAACCGGGAACATGGTCCAAACTTATATCATCAGATCGGACGTTAATCCTATAACCGCCGTTAATACTGGCAATGATAAAAGCATTTGTGGCGATTGTGTGCATCGTGGCAATGAAAGCCAAAAGCGCACATGCTACGTTGATTACTCCAAAAGCGTTAACGCAGTTTTTAAAGCTTTCGAGCGTGGCTCATACCCTGATTTTTCACATAACGTAAAGTTTGCAGCGCTTTGGCTCAAGGGTCGAAAAATTAGGCTTGGCGCCTATGGCGACCCCGCCATGATCCCGGCCGAAAATTGGCTCGATTTGCTTGAGCTTGCCAGCGATTGGACGGGATACACCCACCAATGGCGCGAACCATTCGCCCAAGCTCATCGCGAATTGTGCATGGCAAGCGCCGATAGCATCAGCGATCGCGACATCGCTCGCGCAATGGGTTGGCGGACCTTTCGCGTTATTCCGATCGGATCGGCGCTCAAGCTTCAAAACGAAGCAATTTGCCCAGCAAGCCCCGAGGGAGGCGACAAAAAACAATGCATCACATGCGGAGCATGTGACGGCGCTTTAAAACCAAGCGCAGCATCGATCGCCATTGTCGTCCACGGAAAATCAGCAAAACAATTTGCGGAGGTTTAAACCATGCAAAGCCTAATCGATTGGACAATCGCCGTTATTTTCGGCGTCGCACTTGCGTGCGCGATTTTCTTTAACCTTTAACGCCAGCATGAAAGCATGAAAACTTAATCAAAGCCCTTCGGGGCTTTTTTTTCGCGCGCCTACGCTCCACGTAGAGCGCCTATTGACGCCTTGCGCTTTAGCGTACAGCGCCCATTGACGCCTAAGCTTTACGCTTGGCGCTTGCATGCGCTCGCCTTAACGCTTTGGAGGATAAGCCCATAGAATCACCGACAATCGATTTTCTCGAAAGCATGTAGGGTGATAGCCATGATGCTATTTAATCGCCTACAAGGGCGCTTTCCGCGCGCCTATGGCTACGCCAGAGCGCCGATCAAGCTTTGCATCGTTCGATCATGGTCGAGAATCGCTCGCCTTAGCGAATCATTCGCTAACCAGAATCGCTCGCAATCGTGAATCGTTCTCACTGACCGATCACCGCTTCATCGCTTGCATCAGGCACACCCCATATATTCCCGTAGCCAAAAACATGCAAAAACCGGGAGCTTTCCGCCAAACGATTCAAGCCTTTCGTTTTGACTGACTTTCCATCGCCGCCAACGCGTCCTTGCTCAACGCGTAAGCCTGCTCACTATGTCCCTTGTACACCGGACCAATATCCTGCTCCTCCATCAACGTCAACACTTCAGCACCTGGCATCACCCGTTTGATGTTCACCGCTTGCGTGAAAAACTCCTGCTGCAAGATAACCGCCACTTCGTCCATCGTCCAGCAGTCGCATTCAGGTCTCATTGCCGCGTAGGCGTGGACAGTTGCCGT